TTACTTGATGTCACATCTACGAAGTTGAATTATATAGAAAAGACGCTAGATGCTCTTGACTCAGCTATAAGATAAATAAAGGAGAAAACTATTATGGGAAAATTTAGACCTCAAATATTTCTTTCTATAGGTTGCCTTACTACACTTTCTGTGGTAGGCTTATTTCAGGGAATGCCAGAAGTGTCCACTGCAACAATCGGTGGCATAATAGCATTAGGGATGAAAATTTTAGAAGGTGAGTAAAAAGAATAGAAAAATAAATACAAGTGCTTGGGAGTGGATTAAATTCTGGGCTTCAGGTATAACTGTTATAATATGTCTGATGACAATTATGTATATCGGACAAATGCATTCATAGAAGAAAGGAGACATGATGTCAAAGAAGAGAATAGTAAAGTCAACTCTTATTAAAGGATTACCAATTGTAGGGGCTCTCGCAGTAGGTGTAGGGGCTACAATGATATTGATTAATAAGGATAAACTAGAAGATAAAGTTGCTGATAAATTACTAGCTAGACAGATAATAAAGGAAAATATTCCTCTACAGTGAGTATAATATATTATGGTAATGGATGAAGAATTTTCCCAAGAAGATCTGCTTGTAATGTTGCAAGAATTTGGGCAGGATGTATTTAATGAATCTCAAGCTAGATGTCCAGAAGACACTGGATGGTTAAAGGAAAGCGGAGATATTATTATGAATGCAACTGGATTTGAAATAGTTTATAATGCTCCGCATGCAAGACTGATTCATGATGGGAAAGAAGCAGCCGAGCAGATTTATAAACAGAAAGTACAAAGGCATAGAAGAAGGAAGAGAGGAAGTACATCACCAGTTGCTTTAAATATTGATACTAAAGTTACTGGAGTAGGATCAGGAAATCCTAATAGAATGAAAAGACCTAGACAAGGTTCGTATAGTGATTTAAAAAAGATGGCGAATATAAAACGAAAATCTAATACAGTATCAGTGAGAGCACATACTAAAACATATTATGGTCGTAGACCAATGTTAAATCCTAAAACAGGTGAGTGGAAAGTTGTAAATACAACTGCAAGACAACCCACACCGTTTATTGATGATGCTTATAGAAAAGTATTGGCAAGTAGAAAGTATAGAGATCTTAGGAAGTTAGGTCTTCCTTCGAGTATGAAGAGGGGGAGACAAGATGTTCTTAGAAGATTTTTATAAACAAAGGAGGAAACTATGGTAGACATTAGTAAAGTTACAGCTGAACAAGAATATATTATCGCCAGACATTCTAGGATGGTTGGTAAGGTATTAGATTTAGTTGAAGCATCTATGCCAGAAGGTAATCAACTCGAAAAACTCAAGAAACTTATTCAAGTTCCCTTGTATGACTATCGAAACGAGATGATTAAACTTAATTCTGGTGAACTTATTGAAGAAAATATCGAATAATCTATACTTTTTATAGATAAAACTCGTAATATTTATGTAAAAAATCCCTTTATTTATAGTATAATATAACAGATGGGGTAATATTACCCTTTTTATATTATAATTTCATAAAGGTCGGGGGTGGCTTAGACCAACCTTTTGAGAATTAATAAACTTTTAGACACTTTTAGTCTGGAATGGACTGGAAAGGTGACATAGGAGGTCGTAAATATGTCAGAAGAATTCACACAATTAGAGAACCACATGCAAGGTACTAACCTTGCTTTATCTGCAGTAGCAGAAGTGCTCGCTAAGATGGACGAAAGACTTACAAAAGAAGAAGAGGATGATAGAATAGATGAGGAAGAGAAGGCTATACAAGCCGAAAAAGCAGACTTAGTAAAAGCAGTCGCATCAGAAGTCGTTTCAATGATAAAAGAGGATAACCCTCTTGGAATGGATGTCGATGGTAGTAAAGAAAGGAAAGCAAAGAGTTCAGCACCTTCACATGATGATGCTCAATCTGCCGCTAACCCGACTACTAAAATAGAAGATCAGCAAGCTGTTATTCAAGCTGCCGACATGGAAAGTGATGACGAGGAAGAAGAAAAGGCTGCCTACAAAGCAGCTGATGATGAAGACAATGGTTCTGATGAAGAGCCAGTTGACAAAGCTGCTGATGAAGAAGAAGATGATGTTGAGAAAGCAGAAGATGAAGACGAAAAAGACGATGACGGAATGAAAGCAATGAGGAAAGAACTTGATGCTTTGAGGAAGACAGTCGCTGCTTATGAAGCAAACATGGAAAAAGCTATCGAAGAAGAGTCTGTTGGAAGACTACGAAAGATGGGCTTTAGAGAAGAGAATGGTTTGCAAAGACCAGCTCTTTTAAATAATGATGCACTAGGAACAGATGGAACTACTCCAATTGTAAAAAGTGCTGCAAGTGGTGATGTAGTAGATGACTTAACTAGTTTGTCTTACAAACAATTAAGAGACCTACAACACAAAATAGACTCTGGAGACACTTCTGGTGTACCTAGGGAACTACTTGGCAATTAATAAATTTTAGTAAAAGAACGAGGAGAAATTAATTATGGCAACAAATCCATCATTATCTGAGTACGTTGCTCAGTCTCAAAGAGGTTTGTATTCTTCAGTATTCGGACCTGAATACTTACAGAAACAGACTTACTTTACAGTGGACACTGCTACAGGTATTTTTAATACTACCTATGGTAGAAAAGTTTGGCATTCATTAAACAACCAAACTCGTTTCTTCAATGCTGTCCCAAGAACTGTTTGGGGTAACACAGCTGGTTGGAGGATAAGAACAGACAGAGGTTCAGGACGATCAAGACCTGTAACTGAAACTGGTTCACTTCCTACAGTTGACGTTTCTAACATTGAAAGCATTTCTAGTTTACCTAGAATTGTTTCAACTACTTTTGGTGCTTCAGTGAAGTCAGTCTTTACTGCACAGCTAGAAGGTGGTGTTGGTGATGTGTTAGCATTGGAAAACGAAAATGCACAACTTGACCACGTTAAAGAAATTAACGAAGAACTAATGGCGGGATCTGGATACGTTGTATCTGCAGGTTCCTCAACTACTGGTACTGTACCAGCATCAGTAGCTAAAAACATAAAAATTGGAGACTCAGTTGCATACTGGGATACTTCTGCAAATGACTACATTGACTCATCTGGACTAGCAGTTTCAGCAGTAAACACATCTACGGGTGCTATTACTCACGCTACTGCATCAGCTACTATTGCTGACGGTGACGGTATGATCGTTGTAAAAAGAGCAGGACTAACTTCAATTGACGACATCGTTCAAGCTGACGGAGCTGTAGTAGGTGGGTCTTACGACTCTAACTCAAACTTCGCCGCAAACGGTGGTGTTAATGCTTATGACTTAACATTCGGAGCAAGGGCTGCAGGAAACTGGAACGCCGCTGCTACAGTTAAGGATAACAACGGTGTAGGAAGAGACCTTTCTCTAAACCTACTTGATGACTGTATTCAGACAGTAAGAACTAATGGTGGAGAACCTAAACTAATCGTTATGGGTCATGACCAATACTTCAAACTAGAAAGATTACTACAATCACAACAGAGATACTTAGGACAGGAAGAGTACCAAGTTGGTGTGGGTTCTGAAAGAACCTTCCCCGGAACTCGAACTGGACTAGTTCTTGCAACTTACCAAGGTATTCCAATCTTGCCAGATGCAGACACTCCAAAGGGTGTTAGCACAGCTGACGCAGTATTGGGTTCAAACGTATATGTTTTGGACACAGACTATCTTGAAATAGCTGTGGCACAACCAACACAGTATATAGAAAACAGAGACTACTTTGCAGCTAACGCTCTAGTAGTAAGAGGATTACTATACACTATGGCAGAAATGCGATGTCACAACTTCTTCACACAAGCTAAGATTACAGACTTAAACGCGTAATCTAAACTTGTAAAGAAAATTAATTAATGGGATGGGGGGCTAGTCTCCCCACCCATTATGCTAAACAAGGAGAAAATTAAATATGGCGAAACATTCATTTAAAATGTCCGATGTGACCGAAGACACTAGAGTTCTAGCTAGGTCTGCATTAGGATATGACTTTAACTATTTCGCTGATGATGAAACTATAATCTTCGGTACAGATAGTGATGCTACACTTTCATGGGACGGTGATTCACTGAACGTAACATCATCTGCTACAGAAGTGTCAGGTACACTAGCAGTTGCAGGTGCAACTAGTCTAGGAACTACAGAAGCAGTGTCAGCTGGAACTGGTATCACTGGTGGTACTGGTACAGTTTACAAATCTTCAGTAGTAAAAATTGGTGGTTTATATGAAACAACTATCTATATTGACCTAACTGGATTAAATTCCAATGTAGCTAACGATATTATTGGTAAAGATGCTACAGCTAACTGTCATATTGGGCAGATAACTGCAGCTGTTAACGGTACTATCGTTGGTGGTTATATGCAATGTTTGGAAACACCTACAACTGGTGAACCAGATATTGACGTATGGTATGCTGACGAAGCTACTGGTACAGAAGATGCAGCTATCTCTGGTTTATCTAACCAGACTGCTGTTCTAGCCGCTGGTGCGGACTGGACAGTTGCTGCAAACGTAAATATGAGACCTATCACTGGAATGCCAGCTGCTGACAAGTATTTATACTTAACAGGTGGTGGAGGTACTACTGATGGTACTTATGATGCCGGTAAGTTTATAATTAAATTATACGGAACTTAAACATTAGCGATTAGCAAAAATCTACTAAAAGCTGCCTTGACTATATTGTCTTGGCAGCTAGTAGAAAATATTTTATATATAAAGGAGAGCGAATAAATGGCAGGCTTTACAAATAGTTATGATAAATCATGGGAATGGAAAGAATGGAATACTGATCCTAGTACTCGTACTTCCGTAGCTCCCTATGATAGATATGTACCCTTTAGTGGTACTGTAGGAACAAGTGCTGTTGATATCTTAAACATTCATGCAGGACCATATTATGAATTAGATCAAGGTGGTTCAGCAGGTACTACTGCAAGTTGGGAACTAGCTACTTCAGGTAGTCCCGGAATAAATCAAATAACAAACCCATCAATAGAGAATGCAACTATATCAGAATTTACAGCAGACGGTTCAGCAATTTCTAGAACCACTGGTGCACCTCATTTGGGTTCAGCAGAACTTACAGCAAACCCATCAAACTCAGCAGCTAAAGAAGGATTTTATGTAACTACAACTTCTATTTCTGGAGGTGGGGCTGATTTAAATCAAAACACAGATAGATGGATAGTAGCTTCAGGAATGGTAAGAGGAGCATCAGCATCAGGAGATGCAGTAATGCAGATTACAGATTCAAGTGGAACTGCTCTAGTTACTGGAACTGCAGTTAGTTTAACTACAGCTTACCAAAGAGTAAGTGTAGCATACAATATTCCATCAGGAACAACCCCTGCTACATACAGAGTTAAGTTCTGTTCAAGTACACAACATAATATTAATATGTTATGGGATTGTTTGATGTGGGATGTTAGAAAAGATTCAAGTATTATCGATTATATAGATGGTAGCCTAGCAGGTGGAAATGGATATGAATGGGAAGGCACTGCAAACCTCTCAAGATCAAGACATCTCTCACCTATAGGAGTAATTAGAGGCATTAGTATTAGAAACACACACGCCTCTCAAGTATTATATGTAGCATTTGATTGTACTGCAGAAGCAAGTACAGCAGCAATTAAGCTGACTGGTAACGATACCACAGAACATAATTGGTTCCATAGTACGCATCCATTAGACTTTAGGAAGAATGCATCTATCTATGGTAGTGCATCAAGTACTGGATATGAAGGCGTAATTTGGGGAACATCATTCCCAGTAGGATAAGGAGACAACTGTCATGACAATGACTGCAGAACGAATTACTACAATAAATAGAGATATGTATCAGAATGTGTCTGATAGTTCTTCATTAGCTTTATTAGAAAAAGCTGAAGGAGGAAAGGTTTCACTTAAAGATATATCAAAAGCTTTAGATGAATTTAAAAGATTGTATAAAGCAGGGATTGCTTCCTCAGCTGAAATTATGACTTTACATAGAGCGTATCCAAATGATGAAACATATAAGAAAGCAGCTGTAAAATTAGAAAAAGAACCAGTAGTATTAGGAGGTCCAGCCTCTGTTGAATTAGTAGATAGAGAAGGACATCTTATTACTACAGTTGCTTTGGAAAAGGCATTTGACAATTACATGAAAAGTTTTAGAACTAGGAACGCTATGGTTCTACATTCAGATGTTCAAGTAGGTTGGGCTTTACCAGCTTATATTAACAAAGCTGGTCAAATCTTTAAGAGTGGAGTAAATGAAAATGGTTTGTTCTTTATTACTGAGATGAGAAATGATACAAAGATTTCTGATAGAGTGAAAGAACAAATAAATGAAGGAAAGCTCAAATCCTATTCTATAGCTGGTTCAGCAACTAAGATGCAGAATATGACAAAAGGTTTACAATCTTACATGCAAGTAGATGATTTAGAACTTGCAGAGGTAACAGTATGTGAAAAAGGAGTGAATCAAGGAGCGTCATTTGATTTACTTAAATCAGACAACGTAGCACAGGGTTCTTGTGCAGATGGAAGTTGCTTAACAAAATCAACTTCAAAACCAAGAGAGGAAATAAATATGATTAGGAAATCAAACGGAAACATAGACTTTACAACAACTTTCTTTAATTGGCTTTCAAAAGAGAATGGGAAAGCAAGTGATCCTCTTTCAGGAAATAAGATGTTTGCTACCCTAGAAAACTATCATGGTAGAGAAAGAGTCCACCATAATCTGTTAGACGAACAAGGATTTCCAAAGGAATTGGAAGCGGAATTTGCAAGGTACACTCCAGT